TAGTTCTTTGAGGTAGACCCATGATGCCTGACGCCTGATCCACGTTCTCATCTGTGCCCATAGCATAGCCTATTCTACCACCGTAAGCCATATTTTTTGAAAGTCTTTCTCTAGCTTCTTCAATTGCTTCTTGTTGAGAAAAACCTTGTTCTCTAAGTCTCTCTACAAGTTCCATAAACTTATCTTCACTTCCACCTGCATAACCTATTCTACCGCCGTAAGATTTATACTCTCTAGTGTTTTCTTCTACAAAAGTTTCTACCTCTTCGTCACGTGCTTCAGGATTTAATTCTTTGTATCCTGTTCTTAAATAACCTTTTAGTGCATTTATATCTTTAGTAGCTGCTGCCATTTCATTTGGATTTTTTGTATCTAAACCAGCTGCTTCTAGTACTAAACCTAATGCTGTTCCTCCACCAAATACTTTAGCAGTTGTACCTAAAGTTTTTTCTCCACCTAAAAATTTTTGAAATAAACCTTTAAGACCTGTACCCTCTGCCATTGGTGCTTGAGTCATGGCTTTTTGTCCAAGAATATTTGCTATAGAACCTTTACCGAGTAGTCCACCAAATTGTGTACCAGGTACACCAAAAGTAAGTCCACCTAATAAAGCAGCTTTACCTATGGGTGATTTAAGTAAACCTTTAACACCTTTTGCTACTCCCTTAACTGCTCCTTTAATAGCATCACCAATACCTCCAAGAAAGTATTCTTGTCTAGGTGCAACCTGCATAATTCCACCTCCCATTCTTAATTGTCTCTCCATTTGTGATCTAGATATTGGCATATTTATTTATTTTATATAAAATCTCCTGTTTTACAACTTAGAATCACCACCTATCGGTAATGCTTCTACGGTTACTTTTACGTCTCTTCTAATATCATCAGCTACAGTTTCTGTGTTCGGATCTTGCACATCGTTCATTGCTTCTGCGTCTGAATTATATTCTTTACCTGTTTTTGTATTAGTTAATGTAACTTCACTTTGAGGTGTAATTATCTTAACCATTTGTCCGTTTACTTTTTCGTATCTAAAAGATGCTTCTGTTTCTATAAATGACATATTAATCCCTATTTATTTGTAATATTGATGCAACAACATGTAATTCATTTGCATCTGCTGCTTGTGCTTTTAGTATTTCATTCTCTTCTAATATAAGAGGATGAGTTAATAATTCTGTAGTAGCCTTTGAGGCTATTGTCTTATCTTTGAACAAATTAAATACTGCAGCCGCAGCGTTTGTTATTGTTAAAGTTATTGTGCTTCCTGAACCTGCGTCTTCTGATACTAGTATACTTTTAATAATAGCTCTTGAGTCTGCTGGTGTTGTATAGACAACTGTATTATCAGTTGTAGTTAAATCTATCAATTCGTTTTTATATATATTAGCCACTTATAAACCAAGAAAATCTTTCTTGCTCCTGTTTAACTTCATCTAAAAATGTAGAATTTAATTGATCCTTCATGATAGTTAAAGTTCTGTTAATTTGTTTTTGATTAGATACATCATATTCTGGTTTTGGTTCTGGTATTCTTATGTTTATTTTTGCCATTGTTTAAACTCTACATCTACTTTATTATAATCTACCATCATATATCCATTATCATGTTTAACATTAGCCCATGGTACTTCATGAGCCATTACACCTTGATAAGTTGTTGGATTATCTTTGTAATTAAATTTATAAATATTAATATTAGATGGCGACTTACCAATTAACTCTACATTTTCTTTTAGTCTTATATCACTAAATCCTAAATTTCCTAAATCAGATCTTGTAGCAGAAGTATTTCTACTTTGACCACCTCCTCTTGAACGATCCATAGCATTATCTCTTCCTGTTCTGCTACCTCTCGGACTTTGCCCTGGTTTACTTGGGGCTTTAAAACCACTTGATGACAGACCACCAGGTATTCTGCTACCTCTCGGACTTTGTCCGCCACTTGGATCAGTTGGAGCTTTAAAACCTGTACCGCTGCCTCCACTTGGAGGGCCTCTATCAACATCATCTCTTCCAGCTCTTGTAATAGTTGTAATACCACCAGAACCTGTATCAAATTCTCCTAAAGGACTAACTCCGAAACCCATTCCAGGTTGAAAAGTTAATCCAGGAAAAGGCCCTGTAGTAATTCCAGGAACTGGTTTACCTGTTTTTTTAGATTCAATTATTTGTTCTATGATGTCTTTTTCTTCATCATAAGTAACACCTTGATCGTTAATAAATCCTTTATCTATATCTTTTTGTTTAAGTGCTTCGTTAAAAACAGTTGTTGCTTTACCTGATCCACCTAAAAATTTATCTTTTGCTTGTTCAATTAAATCAATTCTATTTTCTAAAACACTAGTATCTTCACCCTTTGCTTTTTTCTTAGCAATTGTTTCATTAATTGTATCTATTCTTTTATCAAAAGTTTGTCGAGTCATTCTAGAAGCATTGTATCCTGCCATAATGCCTTCGGGTGTGTTATAGTCATCAGTTACAATTCTTCCAATATCATCTATTTGAAAACCTTGACCTAATAATTCATTTTCTAAAATAGCTCTATTGTTTACTGGTAATAAACTTTCAATACCTTTAAAAAAATTAAGAGAGCTTGGAATTTTATCCATTAATTGTGAAAATTTAGTTGGACGTGGATAAAATAAATCTGGATTTGGACCTACTGTTTCTCCAAATTTTTCAGTATTTCTCATTACTCTATTAAAAGCAAATGGACTATAATCATCTCCAGTTCTTGTTCTATTTGGATCAGGATTATACACACTAAAATTATCTCCTCCACCTGCGTTAACTATTCCTTGTGATTGACCTGGTGGAGTAGGGTCAGGTGTAGTTGGAGGTGGTGTACCACCTATCGGTGGAATAGTAGCAGGGAATATGCCTGATATGCTAGGCAAACCTTGCTGTAAATATCTCATTGCTAAATCATATAAAGTAGCCATTATCTTCTTCCATCTGGTTGTACGTCTAATCTAAATGTACCAAAACGCCAGGATTCACCGTTAGAATCGTTCTCTATCTTGAGATTAACAAAACGGCCTCTGGCTCTAGTATCCTTCTTATCAGTAGTTGCATTAATTGTAAAGGGGCTCAAAGATGTTGTAGTATCTGATTGTTGAGGATATCTCTTTACTGCTAAACTTACTTTTGCATTACCATCTAAAGTTTTAAAATCTGGTACAAAACGTCTTACAGCTAAGAATATTTCACCTGCTAATTTTAATCCAACAGGTTGACCTCGAGCTGTTCTCTGTCTTTGTTCTAAATCAATATCATAAGATTTTACAAAAGATGTAACTGTTGTGGTAGATCCATCTTCGTTAACCTGATCTGTGCCAACTTCATGTTCAAAGAATTTAGTTTGACCTAAACCATCTTGACCTACAACAACAGGAAAAGTGCCATTATTAGATGCATCATATTTAGTTGCAAAAGGTTTCGGATATACAATTGCATCAATCCAAGAAGTTCTAGCTTCAGTTCCTGTATACCAAACACCACCTCTCATTGGCTCACCATAATTAAATACAACATACTTATCATTATAATTTGAACCTGATGATGGATAATACCAAACAACTTCTGTGTATAAATTATTGATACCTGCTATAACTTGTTGACCTTTTGTTGTATCAAAATTATCATAAACAAAATCTTCTACACTGCACGGTAGAGATTTAACTGTACCATCAAATAAAAAGAAACCATTTGGTGATAACCAAAAAGCTGCACCATCCACTTCAACTACTGCATTCTTACCTATCAATCCACAGTTAGTACCAACTTGTTCAAAACTAAATGTAAAAGGTGCCCCTACAAATTTCATTGTGTATAATGCATTATCTGTAAATACTAGAATTGTTTCTTTTGCTTTTATAGCTCCTACAATCTTTGTACCATCTTGCAATCTAAAATCACCAGCGCTGTTAATAGAAGTTGCTGTATAATCATTTATATCTTCTTGATCAGAAAATCTTATAAACATATCGTCTTGTGTGGTT